GCTATCATACAAAATATTTTGTAAAAAGCAAATAAAAAGGTATATTATTAATATAAACTAAAAAACATTTAAATGGGTTATAGAGAAGAGTTCACAGAATTACTAGGAGTTGACTTAGTAGCAAAGGTTAAAGCCTTAGCATTAAAATTTTCAACAGAAACAGTTGTTGTAGCTCCTGAAGCTCCGACTGCAGAGGTTAAATTAGAAGACGTTATTTTAAAAGACGGTACTGTATTACAAGTTGAGAAAATGGAAGTAGGTGCAATGGCTAACATTGTAACTCCTGAAGGTGTAATGCCTGCTGCTGATGGCGAATACATTGCTGAAAATGATACTGTTATTATGGTTATGGGTGGGTTAATTTCTGAAATTAAAGTTGCTGAAATTGTAGAAGAGGTTGAAGTTGAAGAGGCTCCCGTTGTTGCTGGTATCAATTCACAATTAGAAGCAGTTACTAAAAGACTTGCTGATATTGAAGCTAAATTTGAATCACAAACAATTGAATTAAACGAAACAAAAAAAGGTTTAGGTGTTGCTTTGTCAAGTGTTGAAAAATTAACAAAACAACCCGTTGCAATTTCTTTAGAAAAACAAAAACCAACTTCTAAAAGAATTGAAGAGATGACAGAACTAGAAAAATTTAGAGCTTATAAATCTAAATAATCATGGCTAAAGTTATAATAGATACTAAAGAACAATTCTTTGTTAATCCTTTTCATTTCGGGATTAATTATGATATGTTTTTAGATGCCATGAAAGGTAAGACAGTAAAAGAATATTGTAAATCTAATTTAACCGATGGTCAAATTGAATGGTTAGAAAACGATTTGAAACATTACACAGAAAATAAAAAAAATAAATAAACAATTAAAAACAAAATAAAAAAATGGCAATAGCTTATTCAACAGCAACAGAACCCAAAGCGGTTATTGAAGCAATCTTAGAAGAAGTATTATTTGAAAACAATACCATTAAAGACGGGTATGTAACATTTAATGCTGACATCAAAGCAGGTACAATTATTACAGACGAATCAATGACAGTAACTGCTCAGTTATACACTGGTGCTGCATTAGCTTCTTCAGGAACTATCACTTTAGTTGACCGTACAATCGTTCCAACAAAATTGGAATACAAACAAACATTTTTACAAGATGCTTTACGTTCATCTCGTTTTAAACGTAGTATGAAACCAGGAGCTTTTAACATTGAAAGTTCTGAATTTGCATCTACTGTTTTAGCGAAATACGGACCTAATGTTTCTGAAGATTCAGAGAATATTTTTTGGGGTGGAATTACTGCAGCTACTCAAGCTGCAATAGCTGGTTTAGTACCAGGAGCTGGTCAAGGTTCTATTACTGCTGCTACACAAACTGCAATCGCTTTATTAACTCCAGGTTTAGTTGACGGTGTATTTGCAAAAGCAATTTATGATAACGCTGCTTTAGGTGGTTATGTTAAGGTTACAGGAACTACTGTTACTTCTGCTAACATAGCTTCTCAAATGGCACTTATTTATGCTGCAATCAAGCCCGTAGTATTAGCTAGTACTTCTAACCCTCCAGTTATTGCGTGTCCACGTGCTTGGCGTCAATTAGCTCGTATAGCTAACAACGCAGTAGGTGCTTCACAACAAGTTAACTTTAGCTTTGATTCTGACAGAGCAGATGCTAAATGTTTTTACAACGGTGTTGAAATGTTATTTGTTCCAACTCCTAACAACTTAATGGCTTATTCTTACCAAAAATCTGCAGTGTCTTGGAATACTGATTTAGTTGATGATGTTAATCGTTTTGAAACAGGATTAGTTGTTAATGATGGAGATACACAATTTGTAAGAGCTATCTACACTTTAGCTGCAAATGTTGGTCAAGCTACTAACGGAGTTCTTTACGGAGGGTAAAATAAAGGAGGGGTTATTAATTTAACCCCTCTTAATATTAATTTTTAAAACATAAAAAAATGTCGTGTCCACTTACACAGAATTATGTTAATAAAGATTGTAAATCAGTAGCTGGTGTAAAGAAATTTTATATCACTCCATTTGCAAATTTATTAACCACTACAGTAGTAGCAAATGTTATAACTGTAATTACAAAAACATTAGCTTGGCATACATACGCTCAAGAAAGTGAAATCGCTAACTGGGATTACACAGGTACTGGTTCTTTAGCTAATGGAACTTACGCTTATGATTTTAACGCTACAATGAAATGTATGGGTTTAAATACATTAGATAGTCAAGAATTTGAAACGTTACTTAAAAACAAATTGGTATTAATTGCTGAAATGGAAAACGGGGACTTTTGGATGTTAGGTAAAGATTACGGATGTTCAGTTGATAACACTAAGTTTGAAACAGGAACTGCATTCGGCGACTTTATCGGTAGTACAATTGCTATCAAAGGACGTTCTAATACTTCAATGTTAAAAGTAGACCCTACAATTATCGCTGCATTATTAGTTTAATAGTTTAAATTATTTGTTTAAAGAAAGCCTATCATTTATTTGTTAGGCTTTTTTTGTAAATGTATAATAAAAAGGTATATTATAATAGTGATATTAATAAACGAAAATACAAGTAATACAGTAATATTAACGTTATCTGAAAAGACAACTTTAATTAATGTAAATTATTTATTTGAAGTTTATAACGATATGACAAACATTTATAAATACTTTATAGCTCAGGATGTAAGCGGTAATAAAGGGCGTTATAATGAATTTAATATTATTGAAAGTACAATGGAGAATCTTTTAGGTGGTCGCATCAATTTGATTACTGAAGGATTTTATAAATATAATGTTTACGAACAAGCAAGCTCAACTAATTTAGATCCAACTTTGGCTTTGAATTTAATTGACAAAGGAAAACTAAAATTTGTTAAGGCTACAACATCTAATGTTGTTTACACTGGTAATCAAATAAATTATGTAGAATATGGCGGATAAGTTTCAATTTACGGATAATAATAAAATGGCATTGCTTAATATGAAGGCTATGCAAAAGTTAGTGTTTGTTGACGATGCTCGTAATGGATGGGTAAAGTATGGTAAAGACAATTTATATCCACAAGAGATAATTAGATTGTTTAATGAACATCCTGAACATAGAGCTATCATAAATAGAAAAGCTCGTTATATTTGGGGCAATGGATTAAAGGCAGTTAAGCCCGAAGACGATATTAAAGTAAATGCTTTTATTGATTCATTTAATCGTTTTGAAACACTTAACCAAGTTGGAAAAAAAATAACTCCAAATACTGAGTTGTTTAATGGTTGTTACATTGAAGTAATAACCGATTTGAATGGTTTGCCTATTGAATTTTATTTATTGAACTCTGCTAATTGTCGTATCTCTGAAGACCAAACTAAACTATTTTTTAGTAAAAATTGGAGTAAAAATATTAGAGGTAATGAAGTTCAAACAATAGAAAAATATACTAAAGGTGCTGAAGCAGGAACTTACTTTATTGAGTTTAAATATTACACCCCTTCAGCAACTTATTTAGAAAGTGTTTATCCTAATCCTAATTATCAAGGCATTATTGAAGACATTAATACAGATGTCGATATTAGTACATTCAATAAGAATTATGTGGCTAGTGGATTTAGTGTTGGAACTATCATTAACTTCTACTCGGGAACTCCTACCGATAGCGAGAAAGCGGATATTAACAACCGTTTCAAAGGAACTTACACAGGCGAAACAGGGCAAAATACAATGATTACATTTAACGACAGAGACGATAAAGCTCCAGACGTTGTAACCATTGGTGTTGATGAATTAGCAGTTAAATTTGAATTTACTTCTAAACGTGCTTTAAAGAAAATATTTGCAGGTCATGAAATGGCTTCTGAATTATTTAATATTAAATTTGACGATAGTTTTTTAAGTGGTTCGCCTGATTTAATTACTTTGCAAAATTTATTCGTTAAAGGTTATGTTGAGCCACGTCAAAATGATTTATTAGAATTTTTATCTTATTTATCTTATTTAAAAACAGGAGAATATTTAGAAATGATGTTCGAACCGATTAGTTTAATTGGTGCGGATTTATCTAACGATGCTGATTTAAGTGTAGACGAACGTCGTATATTAAAAGGTTATCCAGCTTTAACTGCTCCAAAATTAGGAATTGATGGGCAACCATTACCAATACAAGCGGCCACAAATGATACATTAACTAATTTAACAGGTCGTCAATTACAAGGCTTATTAAGAATTGTTAGTAAATATGATAATGGTAAAATAAATAAAGAGGCTGCGATATTAACTATGATGCAAGGCTTTAGTTTAACTCGTGAAGACGCTTTGACTTTCTTAGATGAGAACGATGCTGAGGTTAATCCAATTACTAAAATGTCAAGCCAAGTTGATAATGTTTTAATGCAATTAGAAAAGGTAGGAACTATTGAAGACCCTAATACTTATATTGTTTTAAAGCGTGAAAAAGTAAACTTTAAAAGTTCAAATGATGCTTTAAAATACGAGCGTCAAATAATGAAGTTTGCCGATGTTTTAATTATTACTATTAAGGAATTAGATAGTGCTGTTTTAAATGCTTTAAAAGGCAATCCTAGTATCACAGTTGACGAACTAGCTAAGCAGTTAAACTTTAAACCTTATCAAATTGACGAATCAATTAAACGTTCTTTAGATAAACAATTAATTGAAGTTTCAACAAGTGGATTTAAACCAACTCCAAAGGCTTTAGAGAAAAAAACAGAACCGATAAAATCTAAAGAGATTTATACTATTTATAAATACGAAGTAAACGACGATAAACCTAAATTATCGCCTGGTGGAAAATCTCGTGCTTTTTGCTCAACTTTAATGAGTAAAAATAAAGAATATACATTTGAACAAATTGACGGAGTAAGATTAGAAGGTATGGAAAATGTATCAGGTTCTAATATTTGGGATTATCGTGGAGGTTATTATATGAATCCCAAAGGTAGTGCAAATGCTGGCACTATTGACCCTGAATGTAGACATATTTGGGTAGCAGAAACAAGACAAAGAAAATAAACATGGCAGATGTATTACTTATAACAGAAAGTTATTTAAAAGAAATGAGCGTTATCAATGATAACGTTGATATGAAAATATTGAAACCAACTATTATAATGGTTCAGGATATTTACTTACAAAAAATATTAGGCACTCCATTATATGAAGATATAAAAACTAAAATTACAAGTGATCCAACTTTAGTAACTTACCCAAATGAGAAAGCATTATTAGATACTTATATTTCTAAAGCATTAGTTTGGTATATTAAAATGGAGGCTACAATGGAGTTCAAATTTAGGTATATGAATAAAGGAGTAATGACTAAAAGCTCTGAAAATTCACAGCCTGCGGACACTGGCGACCTTAAAATGTTAATGGATAAGTGGCGTCAAAATGCTGAAATGTACGCACAATTATTAACTGATTATTTGCGTTTTAATGTTGCAACTTTCCCAAAGTATTATGAATATACCAATACAGGAATGATACCAACTATTAAAAATTATACTTCAAATATATTTTTAAATGATTATGGTAATTATGACAATGTAATTAAACGTGGTACTAACGACTCAGATTTTTAATGGTAACTTTAAACCAAGATATTGAAATATTAAAAAACTTTGCTTTAAAACACAAAGGCATAAACACGTTCTATTTCGGGGATGAATGGGAAGTTGGTGCATCTAATCCAATTGTTTATCCTTTAATGAATGCTATTTTGCAAAGTAGCATAAGTGCTAAAGGTGTAATTAGTAGAAAGTATTTAATCGTTATTTCGGACTTAGTAAATAAAGATGAAAGTAATGAAAACCAAGTTTTAAGTGATACTGAACAAATATGTTATGACTTACCAATGTATTTGCGTGGTGTTGTAAATAGCGGTCTTTTAAGCACTTTTAAAGTAGTTGAGGATATTTCATTAACTGACTTTACAGAACGTAACGACGACGAAGTAAGCGGTCATTTCTTTGAAATTACAATGAGTTCCCATATTGGTAACTCGAGTTGTTTCTTACCAATTTCAGCTGGTAACATTTTAGATAATAATTATATTTATTTAGGTGGCTCAACAACTTCATGCGGTTCTTTTGTAGTTGAGATAAAAGATTTAGACGGTAATATTTTACAAACATTTAATACTTCAGGAACTTATACAGTTGAGGTTTTAACATTAATTAGAGATACAATAACAAGTAATACAAGTACAATAATAGACCCTTTATAATATGGCAAACGTAAATATAGAATTAGGATATAAACCTTTAGTTTGGTTTACTGCAAATCCAACTATTGTATTATTAGCAGGACAAATAGTTTATTTAGAACAAACAGGAACTTATAAAATAGGCGACGGTGTTTCTACATTAAGTGCTTTAAACTTTTTAGGTATAAGTTCTGAAACACAAACTTTACAAAATGTAACCGACTTAGGAAATACAACTACAAATGATATTCAATTTGATGCAGGCGTTGGTGTTTTATTAGATAATACTTCAAGATTAAGAGAAGGTACTATTGATGCAGGTTATGGTGGTTCTAAAGGAATAGCTCAAATATGTGCGGTTGGTTATGAACTAAAATGGGAGTCAGGAAGTTTATATGTAATGGACGGTAACGGTACGCATATAAGACACACTTTATATAATTTTGCTAGCGTTCCAAGTATTACTGAAGACATAACAAAAGGCTTTTTAGTTGGTACTCGTTGGAGTTTAGATAATGGAGACGTATATGTTTGTAGCGATAACAGTATTGGTGCTGCGGTTTGGGTATTACAAAGTAATGGAGTTCCAACATTAGCTCAAGTATTAGCATCGGGAAATACTACTGGAAATATTGGAATTTTAAGTAGTGGTTTTGTATCAAGTTTAAGTGTAGAGGATTCAGACATTATTTTAACAACTGGTACTAGTCAAATATTAGTGGCTAGTAATCAAAATAATATTTATAATGATAATTTAATTTCTTTAGAAGCTCCAAGTGTAACTAAAAATAGTGTTGAAATTGCAACAGTAAATGATATTCCAACTAAAACTTCAGATTTAATTAACGACGGCGACGATGGCAATCCTTTTATTTCTTTAAATGATTTACCTAGTAATCTTATTTTATACGCTACAACAGCCGCAAGTGATATTCCTACTTATGTTAAGTTAGTAAGTAGCATTACAGATATAGACTATAATACAATAGCAGTAAATGTAAGCACAGGTTCGATAACAACTACTAATCAATTTATTTCTAGTTTAATAACTTCGCCAAATGTAATAGTTGGTAATCCTGGTGTTTTAAATATCTCAACAATTGGAAATATTAGAAGGACTGCAGGAACGGGAAATGCTGAATTTTATTTTGAAGTTTATAAAAGAGTATTAGCCGGAACGGAAACTTTAATTACTACTTCTGGAAATACTCTTCCCGTATTTAATGGAACTTATGCTGAATTTTCGGCTACTGCATTATGGAATGATGGGATATTTTTAGCAACCGATAGAATTGTATTAAAGTTTTACGGAACTAGAATATTAGGAGGTTCTAATCCTACTTATGATTTTCAATTTGGAGGCTCTATTCCTGTACGTTCTTTAGTTCCAATTCCTTTAACTGTATCACCAACTCCATTAAGTGAGTTAATAATAAACAAACAAGACTCTTTATCAGTTGATGGCACAGCTACTAAATACCCTACTGTGGATGCGGTTAATGTTGGGTTTGCTAGTAAAAGTCCATTATCATATTTAGACCAGTTAGTTTTTAGTGGTTCTTATATGCCACATAAATTAGGTTATGGAACAACTGCTGGTAGTGCTGGAATTAATGCGTATTTAAGTAGTCAAAGAATTAGTAACCGTAAAACTTGTATTATTACTAGCTTATCAGTTTATTGCAATGCGGGTGTTGCTGGTGGAAATGTTAGAATTTCTATATGGTCAGATTTAAACGGATTGCCAAACAATTTATTAGTTGATAGTGGGAATATTGCTTGTACAAGTGCAGGACGTAAAGAAGCATCGATAACTCCATATACTTTAACTGAAAATGTTGTTTACCATATTGGCGTTCAAGCAAGTTCAGCAACTATAAATTTAAGTTATTATACGAATCAAGAAAAAAGTTATTACGATTCAACATTAAGTACTTATGTATTATATTTATTAGCGTCTTATGCTTATGGCGTACCTCCATCAACTTTCCCCGCTATTACATTTTATTATAATAATCCTGGCTTTGCTCCTTACGTTTTACTTAAACAACAATAAAAATGGCATTTAACGAAATATACTTAAAGAAATTAGATAGTGAAGGTAATCCAATATTAGTAGATGGGGACTTTGTAATGGAGTTAATTTCTAGTACTGAAGTACCTGACTTAGTAGTAGAACTAACCGACATAGTAGTAACTGATTTTAATAATAAAGAATCAGTTAATGAATTAATTTTAAAACTTCAAAATCTTAAATTGTAATGACCGCCCCTAAATCACTATTGAACTTTGAAAACATTGTTAAATTAAGCACTTTAATAGTTGTTGTATTGACTAATTATTACGCAACTAAATCGGATATTAGAAATTTGAATACTGAGAAACATTTTGAGATTACTCACATTCAATATCAATTAGACGAATTAAAAGATTGTTGTAATGAAAAGCAACCTAAACAAATAGTAATGAATCGAAATGAAGCAATTTTGCCTAATGGATTAAATTTTGAAGATGTTAAACGATAACCAATATTTTAAAGAAAAGCAATTTAAAAATCAAATTGTAATACATCACACTGCTGGAGGTTCTAATGCGGATAATGTTATTCACGGTTGGAACTTTAACGTTGAGCGTATTGGCACAGCTTACTTAATTGATGGCTTAGGAGTGGTTAAAAAAGCGTTTGAGCCAGAGTTTTGGGCTTATCATTTAGGATTAAAAAGTGGAAACAATTTAAGCCTTAACAAAGGTAGTATTGGAATAGAAATATGCAATTGGGGGCAACTGATTAAGAAAGGTGACAAATATTATAACTACGTTAATAAAGAAGTTCCTGAAAATGAAGTTGTATTTTTAAAAAAGTTTAGAGGTTTTGAATACTATCATAAATATAATGATTTGCAGTTAGCAAGTCTTAAAAAATTACTTCAAGAATTGTGTGCAAAATTTGCTATCAATAAAAAATATAATAGTGATATGTGGGATATTTCGCCAAATGCTTTAAAGGGTGTTAATGGTATTTATACACACGTTTCTTACCGAAGTGATAAAAACGATATGAGTCCACAAATTAACTTAATAGAAATGTTAAAAACGTTATAATGGCAAAAAAAGAATCAAATATACTTTTGATAATAAAAGTTAAGAATAGCGGCAAAGCTAAAAAGCATCCTAATAAAAAGGAGTCAGTTAAAAAGTATAAAGGTCAAGGACGATGATAAAAGATTTATTAAATAGTTTTAAAAATGATAAAGCTGGCTATTCGGGGCGTAAACTTTCAGCCTTTATAGGCGTTGCTACTGCTATTTATTTAACTATATTTAAAATACCATTAGAACATCAATTGGACGCCCTAATGGTATGGTTAGCTTTTAGTTTATTATGCTTAGGTATTGTTACCGTTCAAAATATAATTGAATTTAAGAATGGTAAAAAAGATTAATCTAAACTTTCAATAAAAGTAGATAGTCTTTTTACTTGTAAATCATTTAAATTAAACCATTCGCCTTTAATCCTAAATTCATTAAATACTTCATGTAAAAATGACTCAACATATTTAGCACTTTCATCAATTTCATTATAACGTATATTATAATTAATAAAAAATAGGTTACATCCACTACTAGAACTTAATGCATTTATTCTTTGCTCTAAATTATATGTTATCCCTATCTTAGTTAATTTTGTTATTGGATTTGAAATAGCATAAATATATTCATTTTTAGATGCTGAAGTATATTTTTTATAACGAAAAGTATTTAAATATAATTTAATTAAACTCATTTAATTTGTAAGTTTCGATTAGATTTTATTGAACATCCCGAAATAAACATACCACTTTTTAAAGCATCTTTAATCTTTAATTTATCCGCAGTCTCAGTTAATTTAATAGTTTTAAACTCATTAGGTAAATCATTAACATCAGTAACCTCAACACTTTCAGAGTTCCTAAATGAAATCTTAATTAAAGGCGTTTCAATTTTATTTACATCAAAAGTTAGCATAGCTAGTTCAATAGTATCTTTTAAACGCTGAATTGTTTTTTCTCTTGATTTCTTAGCTTGTTGCAATCGTTTTATTTCATTATCGATTATATCCATTTCAGCATCAAATTGCTTTGTAACGTATGCGAAATTCTCAGACTTTGAATGAAAGTTATCTTTATTAATTTGTAAGGCTAATTCCAATTCAGGAGTAAGTTCGCCACCATTTTCTATTAATTCATTTACTAATAGTTGGTATTCATGTTGTATTTTATAGATATTCATTATTTCAAAGTTGCTTTAAGTTTATCTTTTAAGGCTATTACTTCAACGTTAGCTGCTTGTTCTTTTGGAAGTGATAAATATACTTGCTGCAATTCTTTTAACGTGCTTACAACGATTAATTTACTTTTAGCATCTTCAACATTTACAACAATCGGTTGTTCAACTTTTGGAGTTGGTTTAACTTGCTCTCCACTTGCATCAGTATCTTTATCAGTAATCAATCCTAAGGCACTTGACAAAGCATAACGTCTAATGTAAGTAATTGCACTTCCTAATGTTTGAAAGTCATTCATACCCTTTAAATTAGTTCCCTGAGGTATTGTTGTAGTAGTTTCTAACTGCTCTCCACTTTCGTAGTGAAAAATAATAGTTTTAATGTTATTATCGCCAACTAATTGTGTAAAGCCTAATTTATTCTTTTTAAGAATTGGATTAATTACATCAAAGATAGTAGCTAAATTGGCATAAGAATAACCATATCCTTGAGTGCCTTTGTGAATTACTGGAACTTCCTGCTGAAATTCTGCTAATGATTTTAATAAGTTTTTCATGTTTTATAAATTAAGAAATCCCCAACTCAATAGCCCTACCACAGGCGTTTTGAATCGAGGATTAATGGTTAATTTTTTCATTTGGTGGTAGTATTTATTTTACAAATATAATTAATTAATTTTAAAAAGCAACCTTTTTTTCTGCAATTATTATTTTGCCATCCGTCCAAATTACTTTTGCATTACCTAGATAGGTCTTTGGTGCTTTAGCAGTTCGTTCCTCAACACTTTGATTGATTGACACACTAGCATTATTGCCATAAGTATCGGTTGCATCATTAATTGCAATGGTTAAGTTTAACCAACGTTTACCGTTTTTTTCGATAACTTTACTTTCTTCGATTTTCGTCAAGTCGATTGACGCACTTACAATTGAACTCATTTTTTATTTGTTTTTAGGGGTTAGTAATTAATTTATAATTCTCCATTTATAATCAGTTTTCTTATAAGGCTTTGCTCGTGTTCTGAAAATGAATGAAACTCATTTGAAATTCTTGTTTTATCTTTTTTTGAATGTTCTAACCAAAAACTCATTATATTTAATAATCCACTTCGACTTGCTTTAGTTATTATTTCATTAGCTATTTTCTTTTTTTCAAGCTCGGTTATAATAGCACACAAACAAGCTTCTAAGTAATTATTTTCTTTAATTAATTCAGTAGAGTACAGGTTATATCTACTTTCACTAGTCCCTCTAATAATAGGTTCTATATTAATTTGTGGTGTACTTGGTACATCGTCTCTATTTTGATAACAAGGCATTTTTTATTTGTTTTTATTTAGTTTATAGGTTTATAATGATTACCATTTGCCACTGTTAGTGATGCAGTATCTACTTCCAGGATGTGCATTCATCCAGTCGCCTTCACTTAGGGTAAATGTTTTATTGTTATTTGAACACTCGTTTTTAATTACTACCGAATAGTCAACTACATTATCTGATTGAACTATTCCACAATTACAAGGCGATGTTTCTTTTACATCTTTTTTCTTACAGGAGCTAATTAAAGCTACAACTGATATTAACATTATTATTTTTTTCATAAGTCTTCGTTTAAATGGTTAAGTAAATTCTTTTCAGTATATTTTAAATTTTGTAAACTTATTTCCAAAATTAATATTTGATTTTGGTGGTAAGTAAGATTTTC